ATTACCGTCAAGTTAAAATTTCCGCAGAAATGCTAGGCAATGAGTGCGATCCTCGAAACACGCTCATTGTCTGTCGCATTATGCGTGCGCGCGATAGAGTGCTTGACCGCTGCGCGTCTCCGCTGCGCTCCGCCGCTCCGCTCATTCACCTCCGCTTTTCAATCAATCGACAACCCGAAAAAATATTGAGGAATTTAGAAATCGGGAATTGCTTATCCCCTGCCAGGCTGCGCCGCTGGCATTCCCGGACTTCACCCGCGCCGGCATTTACGGATTATTAGGAATTCCCGGATAATCGGACGGCATGAAACGGGAAAAACCTTGCGAAGCTCTGGAATGGCCGGAGATTATGCGGCTCGCGTCGCTTGTCCGGTCAACGCCGATCGATCGGCACCCGGCTGCGCATCATTGGGAGAATTTGCACGCTCGAAAATAATTGCGATTACCCGCTTGACATATGACGCAGCGTCGCATATGTTCATGATATGGTAATCAATACAACGTAACGTCACATCTAGCTCGGGCGCGGACCCATAGCCAAAACCGCGCACGCCGGGGGGCGACCTTCTTTTCTCCGGGCGGCGGGCCGGGCCGGGTGCTCGCGCCGGATAGAACCAATTTTCCCATCTACCTTCCCTTACGTCACATACCGGCAGCGCCTCTTGCGCCCCGCCTCCGCACATGCTAATCGCTCTGATCCTTTGGGAGAATTGCCATGGCTAGACGAAACACCAGGCTCACGCTTTACCGGGACGACAGCACGGCACAGGTCGTCTTCGACCGGGTGAAAACTTTCTTTTGGACGGCGAACGCGACGGTCCTGACAATCAGCCGTTTCGACGACGCAGAAGGGGACGCCCACCATTATATCCACTGGCCCCGCGAGCGCTTTTGCTGGTTCAAGCACGAGCCCGCGCCAAAAGGGGACGAGGCATGAAGCGGATCCGCACCATAAAAAAGATCGGGAGCCTGAAGCGCGAGCCATCGGTTAAGAACCGGGCCATAGCCGCTCGCGTCACGTCGATCGAGGCGCATGACTATAGCCCCGAAACGGGACACCTCACCGTTACGTTCTCCGGGGGACGCCGGTATCGGTACAAGGGCGTCGATCAGAAAACAGCCGAGAGCTTCAGGGACGCGGACAGCCAAGGCCGGTTCCTGCACTCGCACGTCATCGGTAAATTCGATGCGACCAAGATTTGACTTGACGGGGCGGTTGGCGTTCCCCCATTAAGGGCGCTCGCTTCCGCTGGCAGACCGGCCGAGTGCGACTTGGCTACGCGGTAGGGCTCCCCCCACGGACCCGGCCTAGCGGCCTGGGAAACTCGCAATAGTCTGCCGCCGTTTCTTTGGGAGGGAACCATGAGCCTCGCGAGCGAAGACAAGCAGCAGCTACGGGATATCGCCCGAGCGCAGCAGACCACGAACAAATTGCTCGCGGAAATCCGCGACCTTCTCAAATCCCCACCCGAGCGAATTTCCGGCAAGCCCGATATCAACGAGATATTGCTCAATGCCGACAGGCTTACATTCAGCGATGAATTCCCGCAGGAGAAACGACCATGATTAGCCCCGACAAAATCGCCACCGATCCAATTCTGGAATATTTCTCCTACGCCCATTTGCCGCCGCACCTCCAATCCGTGTCGATGGTCTTCTCGCACGTCGCCCTCGAAATCGTGGACAGCATTCCGCGCAACGCCGAGCGCACCGTCGCCCTGCGCAAATTGCTCGAAGCCAAGGACGCCGCCGTCCGCGCCAATTTCACCGGCCACGCGCGCCGGCCGCAGACCTTTTCCGACCGGCTCAAGATCGAGCAAAAGGAATTGGCCGATCGATTGGGCAAGCTCGAAACGTTTTTGAGCGAGCCCGGCTTTTTCCAATTGCCGCTCGAACAGCAAAATTTGCTGCACGCGCAGTGGGCGGCAATGAGCGACTATGCCGATATTCTCAACCGACGCACCGCCGCGCTCACATCGGGAACGCAGGGGCAGGCCGCGCAGGGCGAGGAAATCGAAGACGGCGTGCGCGTCACCGGGGGCGGCCAATCCGAGGCGCCGCTCCCCTTTCGTGAGGATTAAGCACAAGCCCTGGTTCCGGCCGCAGGTTCGGCCCATGACCGGGCCGCTGGCGCACGATTTCCTCCCCGAGCACGAATGCTGAATTTTCAACGACGGAGAATGATGATGAAAACCTATATCGGCGTAAAGATCGTGCAGGCGGAACCTTGCACACTCGGGGACTACAACGATAAGCGCGGCTGGAAAATCCCGGCCGACGAAGATCCAGCCCGCCCCGGCTATTACCTCGTCTATCCTGACGGCTATCAGTCGTGGAGCCCGGCCGAGGTTTTCGACGGCGCTTATCGTCTCGTCAGTCCCGACGAGCGCAACATGGTCAACCGGGCCTAACCCTGGCTTCGGAACCAATTAAGCCGGTCGCCCGTTTGGCGGGCAGCGGGCCACTGGAAACCACAGGAGCGATCAATGGACGACAAGGCAGGCGCGAAGGAAGTCGGCACCGCGAGGAGCACGAAGGGGACGGACAATCCCAATCCGGCGCAATCCTCTTCCGGGCTCGATCATCAGGGCCAGTTTCGCATCGCCGACCGGATTTCGCTCGGCGTGCGCGGCGACGGGCTCGTGCTGACGCAGAGCCATTCCGGCCGCGAAGTCGAGGTGAGCGAGGAAACGCTCGCCGGCCTGCTCGACGAGGAATATTTCGTCGATCACAGGGATTGACGCTCACCGAGTAGCTTTGTATTGAGCGAGCTTCCTCCCAAGGAAACTGAGAGCCCCGGTGTCCCCGAAGGATGCCGGGGCTCCTTTTTTGCCTTGCGTTAAGGAACGCCCCGTGTCACCACAGGCCGGGAGAGGGATTTTCAACCATGTCCGACACTCTGAAGCAAATCGCGTTTATCGCCGGGCTCATGCTCGTTGGGATACTCGCCGGAATGTTCTGGCACGCGCACGGCGGCACGATATGGCTCATTCCGCTGCTCGCCTTCGCCGTCCCGCTCGTCGTCCTCGTCGTCGGGTTCGGATATGCCTTCCTCTGCACGGATTGGTCGCATTGATGACCACGCCCCGGATCGAGGCGCTGAAGCGCAAATTGAAGGCTCGCGAGGGCAAGAAAGAATTCGAGAAGAATTGCGAGGAAATCCGCGCCGAGATTGCGCGCCTGGAAACCGGCATTGCTAAAGGCGTCGCGCTCGACGAATTCCTGTCCGAAAACGAGAAGGATTGATGGTGTGACGACGCTCGATCCAATTTCAGCGTTCATGGTGAGCCTGAAGCGGATCGATACTGCGCACCTCACCTCGCGCGACGTCCTGATTATGTGGGCGATCAAGACCGCGCCGGGGCTCATGGGCCGCGAGCTTGCGACGAAGCTCGGCTATCGCTCCCGCTCGAACGTGCAGGAGAATATCGGCCGGCTGATCGTGCGCCAGATGATCGAGGACCGGCGCCCCGTCCACGACAACAAGACGCCGAACGATCTTCACCTCACGCCGGCCGGGGATGCCTTTCTTCAGGAAATCACGACACACTAAAAATCGCCTTGGGAGGGAAAAATGAAACAATTGAGCGGGCTCCGCAAGGCGGACGCAAAACTAGGCGACGACACAACGCGCGCCAGATTCGTGAAACTACCCACCAGACACACGAGAAACAAGCCGGTGCTCATGCCGACAGACGCGACGGGCACGCGCTTTCCGTCACGCGTTCTATCAACGCGGGCCATGGCCTCCCTACTCGTCTCGGGACATAGCAACGTCAAGCTCGGGCGCGACGTGCGGAAAGGCCATTTGCGCGGCTACTGGATTTATTCGTTGTCCCTTCAGGAGCGAAAAACCTGTCCATCCTCGTGCCTACACTGGCGGTCCTGTTACGGCAATAATATGCCGTTCGCCAAGCGTATCGATCACACAGACCCGCAATTTCTGCCGATGCTCGAAACGGAAATTTCGGCCCTATGTAATCCGCCCGTCCATGCTCGGGGCAAAAAGGCTGCACGCACGGGTGTTTTAATCCGCCTGCACGCGCTTGGTGATTTTTACTCGATCGAATATGTCGAATTCTGGCTGCGGATGCTGCGCGAGCACCCGAATCTTGCCGTTTTCGGTTACACGGCCCGTCAGTCGCAGCACGCAGACGGGATCGGTGACGCCATTCAGGAAATGAACGCGGTCTTTTCCGACCGCAGCATGATCCGCTTCTCAGACGGCGGCACGGCCGATATGAGCACGGTGTCGATCGGCAGCCCCGAAAGCTGCCCTTCAAACGCCTTTATCTGCCCGGAACAAACTGGTAAGACCCTCGGATGCGATACCTGCGGGGCATGTTGGGGCACTCGCAAAAATGTAGCGTTTTTGGAGCATTGAGGGGTGGAACAAGCATACGATCCGCGATTGCTGCCGGCAACGAAAACCGATATGCAGCAGCCGTCGCGCGACCTGGCCCGCCTGCCGATGATTTCGGCCGAGCAATACCAGCACGTCGGCCGTTTTGCCGGCGCCCTGGTCATGTCCTGCTTCGAACAAATGGGCGGCCTGCCGCGCATGGCGTCATGGGCCGACACGAACCCGACCGATTTCTACACGAAGCTTTTTCCCAAGATGATTTCGCGCTCGCAGCAAGTGGACGTCAGCGGGACGCTCACGATCGACGACGCGATTACCCGGCTCGAACGGCAGGCCGAGCCCGAATTCGCGGAATTCGAAGAGGTGCCACGAATTTTCGATTTGTAACCTCGCGACGGAGAACCGCGAATGACCGAACGCAAATATGGAAAGCCTGAAGGGCTGGCCGATCGGCTCGACGAAGCCGCCGCCCGCCTCGCGAGGGACAAGATGATGCCCTGGCTCGGCACCGGGCTTTACGACGATCTTCAGTGCGCTGCCCGCCAATTGCGCGGCCAGCCCGAGCCGAAGAAACCGACCTTGGAGTTTGACTTATGATCGAGGATCCGAAAACGAAAATCCGCAAGGGCATGGGGCCGCGTCGCGACTCGACGTGCTATCAGGTGCAGCAAGATATCGTGATCCCGGCGGGCACGATCCTGCGCTCCGACAAAAATGGCGAATATCGCGCCGCGCTCGGGACGAAGGGCGCCCTCGTTATCGAGGTGCTTCCGGGGCAGCCCGTTCCGGCCGGCTTCAAGCGAGTGGTGGCGTGAGCGCCGCCCGCCAGCGCCGGGAGAGGGCCAAGCGGATCGGGCTCATGCTCCAATCCGACTATCGCGCGCTCGTCGAGGCGAAGGGGACCGACGAGGTGCAGACGGCCGCGATCGAGCTTGGCGGCACGTTCAACGCCCATATCGAATTCATCATCAACGTGCTGCGCGACTATGGCGGGCTCGACGTGAAATGGGAGCCCATGACCGCGATCACGATCCCACACCCGGCAGCAAACGAGGACGCCGCCGCGCTCGCCGAACGCCTGAAGCGCGAAGACAAGCTTAATTAGGCATGGATCTTGCCAAAATTGCTGCCGATTCCGGCCTGTCAATCGACGAGGTGCGCGAGCGCTGGCTTTCGCTGCGCGTGGCGCTCTGGAAATCGGATTTTCGGCGTTTTGCGCGGGAAGCCGTGCGGATCCGGACGAAGGCTGGCGACCTTGAGCCGCTGATCCTGAACGAAGCGCAGGAAATCTTGCACAATGCGGCCGAGGAACAGCTACGGGAAGAGCGGTGGGTGCGCCTGGCCGGCCTGAAGGGGCGCCGGCAGGGATTTTCGACGATGGTGGCCGCTCGCGGCTATTGGCGGGCGACCCTGTGGGACCGTCAAAATATCTACATTCTTTCGCACGAAATGGCCGCGTCGAATAAGCTTTTCGATATGGTCGCGCTCATGCAGGAAAAGCACCCTTTTCCGCCCAAGGTCGGCGCCGACAACGCGAAGGAATTGGAATTCCCCAAGCGGGGCTCGACCTACACGGTTGCGACGGCCGGCCAGAAAGCCGGCGGACGCGGCGGCGCCGTCAGTTTCTTCCACGGCTCGGAAGCGGCCTGGTGGACGAACGCGGCGGATCACTTCTCGGCGTCCGTGCAGGGCGTGGACGAGGTTCGCGGCGTGTGGGGCGTCCTCTGGCGCAAGCCGGGAAATCCGCTGCCGTTTGAGCGGACGCAGCCCGACACGCTTGAGGGATGGGTCAAGCCGCCGTCGGAAATCTGGCTGGAAACCACGTCCGCCGGCCCGGTCGGCGTGTTTTTCAAGCGCTACATGGAAGCGATGAAGAAAATTGGCCGTTACCGGGCCGCCTTCGTGCCGTGGACGGTGCAGAAGGAATATACGGAGGAAGGGGATTTTACCCCTAACACCGAAGCCGACGAAGAGGGCGAGCTTTCAGAATTCGAATATCAGTCGCTTCACGGCCTCACCGATGGGCAAATGCTCTGGCGCCGGAACAAGATCCTTGAGCTAGGAACGCTCGGCAAATTCCGGCAGGAATATCCGATCGACGTCACCGAAGCGTTCGCGGCGGCCGACATCGAAGGAGTTTTCATCAAGCCGGCCTATGTGCTGAAGGCCCGTAAGCGCGTGCTGGAAATTCCCGACGCGCCGCTGATTATCGGCGTGGATCCTGCCGGCAACGGCGGCGATCGATTTGCGGTCGCGTTTCGGCGCGGAGATTCGATTTTCCGCGTGGACGTCCGCAACAAGCTTGAGCATGACGAGGCGGTGGCGTGGCTTTCGGCCATTATCGACGAATGGCAGCCCAACCGCATGTGCATCGATCGCGGTAGCATGGGGCAAAGTATTATCTCGTCGCTGCGCGGGCTCAACAAAAGATATTTCGATGTAGTCAAGGGGATCGATTTCGGCGGCACGTCGAAAGCCAAGCTATCGAACCCGAAGCGCGCCGGCCCCTGGAACATTCGCGCAGAAATCTACGGACGTCTGCTTGAGTTTTTAATCGAAGGGGGCTCGATTCCCGACGAAGATGACTTGGCCACCGACATGAGCGGCCCAAAAATCAAGTATCGAGCGAACAACGATTGGCTGCTTGAAAGCAAAACTGACATGAAGGCGCGGGGCCTTCGGTCAAGCGATATGTCGGACGCCTGTGCGCTGACTTTCGCTGTTACTGAGTTTTTCGAAACGTGGTCTAAGCCCAAGCCCAAGACCGGGTTCAAAACAGGGGCGCCGCAAATGATCGAACATGGAAATGAGTCCGTGTTTGACGATGCGACCGGCTTTGGGGCATACCAACCGACCGATCACGGTTGGATGGGGTAGGGAGCAAGGGCAATGGCAGGAATTCGCGACGCAATCGCCGCAGACGTCGGGCCGGCGCCTACGAAGGTCACGCGCACGCCCTCGGGCTATGACAGCATCGACGATTTCCTGCGCGAAATGCGCCAGAAATACGAATGGGGCTTCAGCTTCAACGAGCACAACGTCATCGCCGCCAAGGATGACGCAAAATTCACAGTCGGCAATCAGTGGGATCCGGTCGTGGAATTGCGGCGCAGGAACGCGAACAAGCCGGTCCTCACGTTCAACCGCCTGATTGCCTTTGTCGCGCAGATCGTCGGCAACCGGCTCATGAACGAGACGGAAATTCGGGTGAACCCCGACAAGCAGGGCACCAAGGAAATCGCGGAAATCCGCGAGGGGCTGATCCGCTCGATTTTCAAGAATAGCTCGTCGGATTTTGCCCGTGACGAGGCGCACAAATATCAGGTTGTCGGCGGGCAGGGCGTCTATTCCCTTTCGATCGATTACACGGCTGACGATGTTTTCGAACAGGAAATTCGCCTTCAGGCCGTCACCGATCCCCATTCCGCCGTTTTCGATCCGCTCGGAATCGAGCCATCGGGCGCCGATTGCCAATGGGGATTTATCGGCGACGATATTCCGCAGCAAGAATTCAAGCACCGCTATCCGTGGGCGGCGGAAGTCTCTTTCATGGGGGAGCACCTGTGGAATACGAGCGGCTTTTGGCTTCAGCAAGACACGGTGCGGATCGTCAGCTTTTGGCAAATGGTCACGGACGGGACGCGCACGCTCGCGCTTTTCCAGAACGGCACGGTGCAGGACGTCACCGGCAAGGAAGAATACGAATATCTGCCGTACGTCGAAACGCGGTCGGACGGCTCGCCCTACACCCGCGACGTCCCCAAGCGGCTCGCCAGGCTCTATATTTGCTCGGGCAATGCAATTTTGGAAGGCCCGTACGATTATCCGATTTCGTCGCTGCCGATGTATCGCGTTCCCGGGTGGGAATTGAGCGACGGCGAGCGGATCCACCGTTGGGGGCTCGTGCGCTTCCTGAAGGATCCGCAGCGGCTTCACAATTATTGGCGCTCGACCGTGGCCGAACAGCTTGTGGCGGCGCCGCGCAATAAATGGCTCGCGACGCCCGACGCGCC